CAACGAACCCGTATTTTCTGCGTAGTATTGCTGTAGCTTCTTCCATTTCTCTTCTGAGAGTTGATTCGAGTTCACATGCTGCTCGTCCGTCGAAATACCATCCATGTTCTTCTTGTTTTTGTAATATGTGTGCAACCTGATGTTCTAATTGGACCCAATCAGGTAAGGGTGGAAATGTTGACATAGTTTTCTTGTAACGATTGTATCTTGTTCACAATAGTCTTCCATCTCCTTGCTCCATTCTAACCAGTTAGCAGTCTCTCCAAAGTTCCCTTTGTATTCTCCTAATCTGTAGCCATAGGATTCCAGAGAGTGGCGACCATATAGCTTTGGTGGCATACCAGTTGGCTTTGCTTTACGATCTACGTCTAGCATGTTGGGATGGTATAACCTTGATAATAATAATGTATCTATGATACGTCCCTTCGGTTCAAAGAAAGGGTATATCTTCTTTATCACGGGTATGTCAAACCCTATGATGTTATGTCCTATAATAGTGTCAGCTAGTTCTAGATACTGAACTGCTCTGACTATAGGTTGATCTCCTCCAATATCATTGTATCTTGTAGTCTCACCTGTCTCATAGTCAAGTGTAACTATACAATGTATCTCAGTCTTTTGTGCGTCTAGAGGTGTTGTCTCCAGATCGAACAGGAGGGTGATAGGTTTTGTCTCTAAATTTTGCACGTCTTTTCTGTTGTTTGGTGGGTGGGTTTGGTCGGTGCAACTCAGAAGTCTGAGCTTGCGTCGAAAATTGGTGTTGTCGTAGTTTCATCTGCTTCATAAAATTTGCATGACGCTAGGTCATAGGTCAATCGTGTAGCAACTCCAACCTCTCCTGAGTAACGGTTTTTAAGAACTCGCAAAGTTGAAGTGTTGTTGCTATCTTCGCTTTGTTGGTCTCTCTCCAGAGCGATGACGCTATCGCTGATTTGAGAGATCGAATGAGAGCCTCGTAGTTGTCCGAGGGATACACGTCCTCCCTCCTCGTGCGAATTACTGTCACTGTTTGATCTCCTTAAATGTGATACTAAAAATAGTGTGATACCTGTACTTTCAACTAGACTTCTTAATCTAGTCATGGTGGAATCTATCATTCTTCTTTCATCACCATCAAGTCCTGATAGTAATATGCTGAGGTGGTCTAGGAATATAATACGACATTCCAGTCCACTGGCAAGGTATTCGATCCTGTTGTAAATAACATCCGGGTCAAAACTACCAAAGCCATCAAAAAGAAATACGTTCCAATTAGCAAGCGTAGCATCAAATGCCTCCTTGAGTTCTGTTTCTTCGTGTTCTCCGATGTGGAGTGCTTTACCTACAGCTGCTGACATCAAGCCAAGAGCTGTACGTCTTGTGTTGGACTCCAGTTCAAGTATACCTACAGTCTCTCCTAGTTTACATAGGTGACATGCTAGGTCTCTTACGAATGAAGTCTTACCACTACCTGTACCGGCAGTGATAGTTATAAGTTCGCCATATCTAATACCATGTAACATATCATTCATACCCTCGTAAGGATACTTATGGTCACATGCTTTAGTTGGTTCAGTAACTATACTGAGTAGATTCTTACCATCTATGATTCCGTCTGGTCTGTATGGCTTTGCATCCCAGATGGCTTTTCTGATGCTGTCAACGTCTCCATTTTGGAGAGCATCTGAAGCATCTTTATAATTCTCGAGACGGGCAACCTTGACTCTGCCAGATGGGAGTATTCCCGAGGCAAGTTCAGTGGCCGTACGCCCTGCTTCATCGTTGTCGAAGAAGAGGACGATTTCTTGGTATCCCTGTAAGAATGGGATTGCTTTTTGGAGGTCTTTCTTGGCACTTGCCGCACCATGAGGTAGGCTGACCATCGGCCAACCTGACATAACCTCGTAACAACTGGCGGCATCTAGTTCTCCTTCTGTAATTACTATTCGCTTTCCGTTGGTGGGGAAAAGATGCTGTCCAAAGAGCTGATCTGTTTTTCCACCTTCGTAATGAAAGTCTTTCTTCTTTGATTTAATTTTGAATCCAACAACTTGGCCGCCATCATTATAGTATGGGAAGCGGAGTGTGTTACCATATCTGTAGATACGGTAGAACTGGTTGGTGGCTTCACTGATTCTCCGTTTGTGCAGCTGTTCAGCTGACCCGAGGAATTGTACTCGTTCATTTGTATTCATTTGTAGTGGTGGATTGTCCCCATCCGCCGGTACATAAGTGTGGCATGAGAAACAGAACGTGTGTCCGTCAGAGTAACGTGAGTTAGCATCTGACGAGCCACAGTTAGGACATGGTTCATGTGCCACAAATTCTGATTCTGTGTTCATGTTAACCAATCTATGGGGATTGCGTGTGCTGCTGCCCACTTGATGCCATGCTTTTCACACCATTGGGCATATGTTGTCTTGGATTTCTTGCTGATCTTATTGAAAGGAGCTTGAAATACCATTCGTAAGTCCAAGTCAGGATTGTCTCGCATGACTGCCTTGATCTTACGTCTGTCTTCTGAATCCCAATAGCCCTTAGTCTCTAGCATTACACCATTGACTAGGACAAAGTCAGGATTGTAGTGGTGCTGTATGGTATATGCTACCTTGTGAGTCTCATACTCATACTTAGCACCTACTTGGTCGAGTACCTTTGCGACACTCTGTTCTAGCTTAGACCTAAAAGTCTTCGTCTTCTTCGTCATCAGGTACTGGTGCAGTAGTTACTGGCTTAGGTTCAGTAGTTCTGAAGCCTTCAGTAGTACCGAACATGTCGGCTACGGCTGCTTCATCCATGCTGTCTGTATCAACAGCTGCTCCTTCACCTACAGCAACAACTTGTACGCCAAGTAGTTTAAGAGAACTTCCATAGGTAACGCCATCCCTGAGTATGTATGGCTTCTGAAAGAAACCAAGTTTAACTGTAGATCCGCCATATAATGGTGTCTTCTTATCTGTGATCGGTGTACCCTCAGTGTCGACTACACCGGGTCTCTTGTCCTCTCCCCACGAGAACTTAATTTTGTATTTACCTTCAGCTACCTCTTCCCATGGTGTTGGCTTGAGTGTAGCTCTCTTTGGGTTCTTCAACTTGGACTGTGCCCATGTAAGGACAGCTTGTCTCTCAGTCTCAAGTGCGTCGATCACTGTCTCGTCTACAATAGCAGCGAGTGAGTAACCGAACTTACCGGGTTCAAGTATGGCTTGGAAGCCTTCTAATTTAATTTCGTCAGTAACGTGTACGTTCTTGGGCATTTTAGCAAAAAAAGTAAGTTGATTCAATAACCGTTTCCGGTTGTAGGTCGCCAATGATAGGCGGTTCTGTCTCTGCTCCGATCTGTCGGGCAAAGTCAATGAGATAGTCATGTTCTGCAAAGAGAAACATGTACTGTTCCCTTATTATAGCAGATAGTTTATCCATATCGCAACATCTGCTTAACACACTGTCATGGATTAGTGCGATTGGTTCATCAAAACTACGCACAGCGAGGTGTAAGAGAGATGCGTCAAGACTATGTATCAGGTTGGGTGCAGTGGCTGCTTTGTGACGAGTGAGATCTACGTCTTTAGTCTCATCTGTCGCAACAGACAGTTGACATCTGCCAAGAAGTTGTAGGTCAAGACGTTCTACTTTCTTCTTCATAATCCGTTGCTTAACAACGAACCCTGATGGTGTTGTCCATTCCACGTAGTCTGCTCCACGCTTGATAGACTGAGACACCTCTGTCTCGATCCACTTCATTACTGACATCGGACCGGGCACGATCAAGTTCATGGCTTTCCGAACCGAAGCAACAATGAGGGTTAGTTGGTCTTTGTCGACCTCTACACCTTTCTCGCATAACGCACTCTTGATATACGATCTGTTCGAGAAAGGTTTAGCGTTGTATGGGATAGTCATAACAGTACGTTTGACACACTTTCTGTCCCATACAGGGTGCACACTTGTTGGAATCCCTAAGCTTAGTGCTGTCTCTGCCACTTTTGCATAAGCATCTTGTGGTTTATCAGATGGGACGACGTTGACCAGTGTAGCTGTGGACTTATCCCGAGCCAGACCAGCAAGTATTTGCAAGCCTGAGCATGTAGCGTCGGTTGCCACGGGTAGTGATGTAGTATGTCTATCCTGTTTAACACAGCAATGATAGTACTCATCACAGGCAGCTAGAAACTGCCATGGTTCTTCCGCACCTTCCCATGTTCCTAAGAAAGCAATGGGATTGGTTGCGACAGCTGAGACAAGTGAGACATTATCTCTAGTCCACTCAAGTCTCTCTTCCATAGTAGCTTTATCAAGACCATAACTGGTAGCTACTTGAAAGGCAAGCCATTTCTCAGACACTACATCTGCTTCATCAGCAAACTGTAACAAACTTTTTCCAAAGTCTGTATCTTGTGGTGTAAGAAAGGCAGGGATAGGGTATGCACGACCACGGTAGTCGAAAGACCAAGGTATATAAAACACCTCATTCTCATAACGACGTACCGCTTCCATGGTCATGCGGGTGCGACAGGATCTCTTGAACTCTGCTGCTCGCTTATTCATTACCTCTGCCGCTTCCCTACGATACCTCTTACGGGATTCTTTGTTATCTGCTATGTCGTATGGCTTTGGTGGCAGTTCGTAATTTATGATGGGAAGAAACTTACCTATACTTATACCTCTCTCTTCTAACAACTTTGCGGTCTTTACTATAAATGGGTTTAGCCGGTATTTGACCTGTTGTATTTTGTTGAGAAAAGCTATAGGTATTTCCCCCTGTATACGGGAGGGATCGCCCCTTCTAACCAAGTCGTGACCTTGCATTAGCTCATTTAACATGTAACCGCCGGGTGTATCATTAGTCCAGTCCTTCGGAGGTATTAACATAGGCCACGCAAGCGGTGAAAAAACCTCTGCATTTGCCATCACCTCGTCTTTGATGTCCATAAACTCAGCAGTTGGTGCTATAAATACTGTAGTCTTACGACCTGTACGCATACGCTGCTTGTAAAACCAACCACTTGCTTGCATGATACAGTCAAGTAGCCATGCACCTAGCTTGATACGTATGCTTCTACCCCAAGGTGTCCATGGTTTGACCTTGTATCTGTTCATCAACGTCTTGATAACAGTTAGTTTCTGCTGTGTACCTATTGCTCTGTGCCAATAGTTTTCTTTAAGTGTTGCCAGTAATGCTGGTGCGTTTTCTTCGTAGTGTCGCATGTTACATTCGTCTTCGATAGCCCTACCAATGGCTTCGCAAACATTCGTTGCAATGTTACAACCTTCCTTGTAACCGAACACTTTATCAAATGTAATCTTACATGCAATACTAGCCGCAGCCAACGGCTCGATTGTAGCGAGGTATATGTGTATGTCTTTGAACGCTGCTCCATATTTACCCTGATGTATCTTGGTATTTGTCGAAATGATCTTGTCAACCACAAGTGGTAGCAAAGTTTGTAACGAGGCTATACCATATATACTTGCAGATGCGTAGTTCTGTTGCTCTAGCTTGAGTGTTTGATCTCTAAGACGCTTGAGTCCCTGAGAAATCTGTGTCCTCTCCAGCTGTATCTGCTGATCTATCTGCTCTGGTGTAACATATGTCATCTAGTTGCTCTCGTATCTGGTTGTATAGGTGTTTATACACTTCACTATAGTGTGGGTGTGATTTTGGTAGCATATCTAACGCCTGTTTTTCATAAGTGTAGACGTCATCACTTGGGATAAAAGTTTTCTTTGTCATTGTCGGTGATGTATTGCTCTGGTTTAAGGTGTTGTATGTGATCGTGTGTACATACTATGAGTTCATGCTCTTGTCCAGCTAACAACTTCTTCAATCTACGACCAGCTGCGTCTGGTCTGATATATGTGTATTCCTTGACTTTACCAGTCACGCAGTGTTTTGTACGGATAATAATATCGTATGGTGGACTGATAACCCAGCCATTCATCTTCCAGTCCATGAGGTCATCATATTCAATGCTCTCGAACCATTCGGCAGGGCATTTAGATATTCTATTCCACTGGTTGGGAAAGTATTTCTTTGTCATAAGGTCTGTACCGTCTGTGTGGGTTTGCGTGTTTGTCAAGGTACACGTCCTTGAGGGTGGATTGATACCACTCCTTTGCCATAGACTCTGCTCTGTATGCAGCTTCTATGTCATCTGATGCCATCAGGCAAAAGTGCTTGCCGCAGTCAGTGTCGGCACAATAGTAGCGGTAAATGGTCATGATGATTGTGATGTGAGTTTTTTGATAAGTGTTTTAGTACGTTTGCGAGCAGCCTGTATCATACGTGGCTTTTTCTTGTATTTGGGCAGTTTCTTGCTGTGTTTCTGCCAGTTTGGTGTTGTTGTCATAGTTCCAATGGCGGATTACACCGCTGATAATAAATGCGTTTGTGATTAGGTATGTGAGTAGTATGATGGTACGTACGATAGCTACGACATTGTCATAGTCACGTGTCTTGTCATCTGCGAAGCTACCAAGTGCGTACTTCCATATCTTCCAGATCATTTGGCAATGTATGGGTATTGTTGGTCGTCAGGATAGTACCAGTCGCACAGTGCATACTCTAGGTTGTTGCAATGATTCTCTGCATACTTCTCTGCTTGTTCTTGGTCAAACACTATACCTGAGTCAACGTCGACCTTGATGAGCATGTATAGTGGCTTGATGGGAAAGTAAGCGGCTTGAAATTCATCTTGCTTCATAAGTACCCCGCCATTTCTACACCCGGCTCGTCGTAGAACCATGATACGGATAGGTCAGGATACTGCTCTCTGATGGCAGAGCATATAGCTTCGGGTGGTGACCATGCTGTACTGAACTCGACTTCAAGTTGGTCAGGGTCATCATCTACGATCTCTACGTCGTAGCAGTCCCACTTGGTATCCCAGTTTTGTACTCTCCAATCGTACCATCTGTCGTCAGCGATACCTGTTGACGGGAATCTGAGTGACTCGCCATAGGTTTGCTTGGTTATAACTGGTAACTCGCCAACCTTGCCCTTTGGTTTATCCCAATCGTACTTGGGCATATCACTGGACATGAGTGGTGTGTTGAGCCAGTCAGGTTCTGGTATGATCTGCGTGAAGCACTCCTCGTCTTCAAATATCTTCTTGAGTTTAGCAATAGAGTCACGTGCCTTGCCTTCATCATCACTATGATGTGCGTAGAACGTAACCCTGTTGTGGCAATGGTTTGGCATAGTTATCTCCTAATTATTTGTTGTATCTTGCTTGTATTTTAACATAGTTTGGGTTAGTTGAACCAAGTTCTGAGTCATCTGCAATCATTTGTAATACTTGCTGAATGTACTCGTTCTCGTCTTTGCTGATACCTACGATTCTGCCTGCTTTACCTGATTTCTTGGTAGCTGCTTTTTTGGTAGGTACTAGACCCTTTGCCTTTGCTTTGGCTGTCTTAACAGCTGGTGCATCTTGCATTGACTTTTCTAATGCTGCAACCTGTGCTGCTGCGATAGCTGCGTCTTGCTTGGCTTGTTCTGCTGCTCTCTGCTCTGGTGTAGTAGAGAAGTCATATATTGGTTTGGATTGTGTCATGGTGGTAATAATAAATGATGGTTTACGTGATGGTATGCGTAGATAGTTACTAGCTAGCCACGGCTTGGTGTTAAGGTATTGCTTGTATGCAGTGATAGTGTCGATAGTAGTGTCGAACTTGATAGACTCTGGCATGGCACGTG